CTTTACTTGAGCATACCCAACAGTGCCATTTTTGTGTATTCAAATTTACACAAAGCTTACGTTTAGGATGGTTACAAAAAGGACAATGATAGGTGATTTCTCCACTAGATCTGTGTTGAACGCTTGAACCTAAATGTTCATCTATAATATGCTTTACTTGAAGTAGATTTATAGTCATGTATTAACTATACAACTTTTATTTAGTAATACAAAAGTAAATTAAAATTATTTTAACCAACTATCAGGTATGGTTTTATCTGCAAATAAGAATCCATGTTTTACACACCAATCTGCGTAAGTTGTTTTTGATCCTTTACGAATCTTAGCTTTTGAGTTTTGAAATACAAATCTAATATCTAACTCAGGATGTTGAGCTCTAATTAAGATGTGTTTTTTTTGATCATCTAACATGAAACGACCTTTAGATTCTATAAAGATTCCGTTAGGTAGTTTAAAGTCTGGTGTATACTTGTGATTGGATTCTGGAATAATATATTTAATTACGTGTTTTTCATAATCTCCTTCTATTCCCTTTTGCTCAAGAGCTTCGTTGATATCCATTTCCAAGCCGCTTCTATAGCCATGCTTCACAGCTGCTTGTCTTTTTGTAAACTTTCTTGCCATTATAACTTATTTTATTTATCGTAACGTACGATGAATGTTGTATCTGTATTGTTTGGTGTTTGTATTGGTGTGCTTAGTTTTCCAACTACTAGCATTCTTCCATAATCATCATATAATCCTATAGTAGTTATATATGGTTTAAAGAATGAACTTGTTACAAAAGGTTTGTATACAAAATTACCTAATGTTGAACTGTATTCTTGTAACGATGGATTACTACTCATTCCAAAATCGTTTGGACCTACTGTACAAGAAACTTCGTTTTCCCATATGGTATGAGTACCTCTTGTTTCTATTGAATGTATGTATCCAAATCTTGATGGAATAGATGTTAATGTCATCATTCCATGATTATAAAACACGTTACCTACATTTAAGTTTCCTACACCTAGAGTACGATACATTACTAACAATTCATTATCTGTAAGAGCTTCTTTATAAAGCTTTATATTATCTATAATTCCAGTAAATCCCTTATCGAGTGTATATGAATTACCAATAAATATGTTTGATAGGTTAGAGCATTCTTTACCTTCTATTAAACAAGTACCTTCTTCACTTCCTAAATCGTTTAAAGGATCTTCAACATTCCAATAGTTCATCTTAATTGTTGAACCTGACTTGGTAACAGCTACATGATATAGCTTGTTACGAACTAATGGATCGCGCGTTTCTAATGCAAATATATTATCATTTCCACCATCTCTCTCAAAGCGTAATGTTAAGTCTTGATTAAGTTTCAATCTATATGGAGCTTTGTTTGGTACTAATCCTGAATGTATATTACCATTTTCATCTACCTTTATTTCTTCAACAGGTCCTTGTTTCTCTACTAATATAGATCATGATACACCAGGTGTAAGTGTACATTTTATCATCAAACTAATAGTGAAGTCTCCGTTTTCAAAATTATATTTTTGATTATATTCAGGTACTACGCTTGGTTTAATCTCTATGCTTGAACTTAAGGTTGCTGTGAAAGCCATTGTAGATCCTAAAAGATCTGTTGGTGTTGCAAAGCTTGAGGTTGTGCATCTTATATTTACATTACTATAAAATGCATCCATTAACCACATTCCTTTATTAAAACTTCCAGTTATGTTTACTGGTCCTAAATTTACATATTTGTATAAATCAGTTAATGGCCATTCACCAACTAAAGTTTTATTTACTGATGATGAATAATTTGTACTTGTATCTCCTACCGTCTCAGCCCAATTAGTTTTAAATGGTGTTTGATCGCTACCAGAAATTATTAGATTACCAAAGTTATCATCAACTATTGTCCATACGGTATCTGAACTACTGATACTACTACTCTCAAATCCTATAGAAGAACTAAACATTATCTTAACAGAACCAGGTAATATTGCTTCTCCAAATTTAGATTGTGGCATACTAATAACATAAGCTTGATCTTCTAAGAATCTATCTTGTTTATTTATATTACCACTTCCAAAAGAAGCTTTATTGTTTCCATAAAAATCTCTGTAGTATAAATGATCAACCGATCTATGAACTACTCGTTGAAATTTATTATTAACTGTTTTGTATTCACTAGCTTCAAAATAAGAGTTACCTTGATCAAAACTATCATCAAGCACATTATTTAATAAGTAATTTGGTATTGGATTATAGTCTGCTTTATACACACTATATATAGATCCTGTGTTTGAACCACTAGGAATAGTTTCAGCCCATAACTTATAGGTACGAAAAGGTGTTATTCTTACGTCCGATTGATCTAAACTTTTAAATACTCCTGCCATTTTATATAAATATGTGTAAAGTAAGAAACCCTCCAATTACTGAAGGGCTTCTGGCCTAGTGATACTATCAAAAGGGGGGTTCTTTAGAAATCTAATTTCACTTTAATTAAAGCTTCACGATTAAAACTCTTTAATAAAGGTTTGCTTAATTTAGCAACTGCTACTAAACGGTTTCTATCATCATACATTCCAATAGTTGAGATGTAAACGCTTGGGTTACGTAACATACTTGAGTGTAGGAAAGTTCCTGTACTACCAGTTACAAAAGTTGGATTATTTGAGAAATTAAATTGCTTATTCGTAACACGTACAAAGTAGTGTGTGGATGTAACTTTTTCTTCACTTCTCGCTGCAAAGTAACCAGATCCTGAGATTCTCAAAGACATTGTCACATGATTACGAGCTTGAACTGCTGAGCCTGAGTTGATTGGCATACCTAAGTTGCTTCTCATTAAACCAGCATGAAATACTATTATACCTTGATCAGGATAAAATAAACCATATTGTGTGTTTGATTGAGTTACCCCACCAGAACCACTATACACTCCATAAACACGACCAGCTGCTGAAATATTAGCATCCTCTCCTGCTCCAGATGCATCAATAAATGTTGAATAGCTTGATGTAAAGTTTGTTGAACCACTACCAATTCTTAATTCCCAATTTCCTGGATCAATCTTTTGACGGAAACGAGCTCTTGATAAATTAATAGCTAAGATTTCATTAGAATCTACACCTCCAAAAGTAAACACATTATCAGTTGGTGGTAATAACATGTTTCTATATTGTGAGTATATAGCACGAGATGGTGTATCGTTTGCATTGTTTCCAACTGTATTTGCATCACCCACTGAACCACTACCTTGCTTATGGCCATATGCAATTGCAAATTGTATTGCTGCGTTTGCATCTGTTTGTGGATTTCTGTTATATACATTCATGTAATAATCACCTGATTGTGATAATTGAGATGATGCTGTAAAGAATCCAATACCACTTGTATTTGCTCTATATGGATTGATGTTCTCAGACCAGATTGGTTGGGATATTGTTTGAATATCTCCAACTATAATATCATCTTGGGTGAAGTTTTTATATATTTCTGCCATTGTTTGGTTTGTTATTGTATTTTATTTAATTTTAAGCTGCTGTTAATGGTGTTGAATTGATTCCAATATCTTGTACCATAAATCCTGTTGGATCAACTGTAATAGCTATTGTTTTAAATCCACCAGTCTCGTTTCCAATAATAGTTAATAATGCTCGTCTAGTTGTAGTTGTATTAGCTTGTGATTTAGCTTTTACAATAAACTTAGTACCAACTCTTACTACCGATTTACCAGCTGTAGTTACACTTGTGATTTCATCATCAAGGAAGTTACTTGGATTATTTACATCAGTTGGTGTAGTAGGTGTTGTTGAAACAGCACCATCAGGAGATACTACTAATGAAGCAACAGTATCATCAGATAATATTACTGTATATCCTAATGTAGTGTTACCACCTGCTAAGTTTAATGTAGCTGGTGTTACTGTAATCTCTTGTTTTAATGATGTAAATGTAATTGCACTTGGTGATACACTGATAACAGGTATTCCAATTACATCCTTTGGTAAGGTTACAAGCTTATAACGAAGCATTTGTGTCTCATCAGGTAATGCCTCTAATATTGGCATATTCTCAATTACAGCTCCGTAATAGTTTGTTCCTAAAGTATGTGCAGGATTCCACAAATCATAATCGATTTCGTCATCACTTAATGCAAACTTTGTGATATTTAATCTACCACCACTCGCTAATACTTCACGACCTTTGTTTGTTAAAATTGCATCTACGGTAACCGCAGAATTATCTAAGTATCCCATTTGTTATTGTTTTTATATATAAATATGCGTTAATTTGTAATTCTTATTTTATTTGTAAATTTCCTCGAACACTTGGCTTAACTGAAAGTTGTTTTCCTCCTCCAACTGTTACTTGTACTACTGGTCCTTTATCAATTGTATCAGGACTG